GAGGTTGCCAAGGCCGCGGACGACCTCCTGCTGACAGCCAACAACCTCCGGACCTCGTTTATTGACACCGTCGAGACGGAGCTGAGAAACGCCCCAGTGGGATCGACTCGAGCAACGAACCTGCAGTCCGCGCTGGACAAGATCAGAGACCTTCAGGCCGCTGAGCAGGGGTACCTGCGTCGGGTTTTCAAGGTCTACAAAGACCCGATCTCTTACTAAAAAAACCTCAACATTGCCGGGAAGCCCACGGCGGAGCTGGTCAGCGAGCTGACGGCCAACCCGCGAACGGCCCTGAGCCAGTACGACGCTGCCGTCGTCGAGGTTTCCAAGAACATCCACGGGGTAAACTATTTAATCCCCGAGGCTTTGGAAGAGGCCCGGTATGTCGTCAACAAGTCCATTGGCCTCTCGACCCTCAACCAAGGCATGAGCCCCGCTGCGGCCGTGCGCGCCGCCCTTGATAACGCGAAGCGGCAGGCGACAGACGGGAAGAAGACGGGTCTTTTGACGATGGCCATGCCGCGCCTCAAGCTGACGCCTACGCTTCTGACGGCCAGAGAGCCTGCGATTGACAAGTCCCCAGCGCTTCGGAAGCTCATGGGTGAGATTGAAGACCCGAAGCAACTTTACATCCAGACCATCGGCGACATGGCCAAGACCACTGCCGCACTGAGGTTCTATCAAAACATCACCGACGACGCGTCTCGTATGGTCACGCCGTTGGCCGACGCCGTGCCTGCACTGCGGGGCGGCAACCGTCCCCTCTTTGTCAGAACGCCAGACATGTCGGCCCGAAGCGCTCCGTTTGAATATGGTCCGTTTGCCGATAGTGCTGCTGCAACCAACATCCGGATCACCGTTCCCGGAGAAATCCCTGAGGGACTTCCGACCAACGTCACGGGGCAGATTACTGTCGAGGGCATCCCTTTTCCGCCTTTGGCCGCCGTTCCGCCCGGCATAGGTGGGCGCGTGACTGTGGAGAAGGAGATCGAAAACTATGTCACCGAACTCGAGCAGGCAGGCTACGTTCGGCTTGGCGACGTGGACAATAACGCTGAAGAGATTTTCGGCGGGTCCTATGGGTCGCTAACTGGAATCTACGTCGCCCCCGAAGCGCTTCAGGCTGTCACTTCGCCGATGCGGGTGGGGCTTGACGTGGTGCAGGACTTCCTCGGTGTCCTGACCCAGCTTCGCGGCTTCAGCCAGAAGATGACCATCGTCTTCAACCCGGAGACCCAGACCCGAAACATCATCGGCAACTCGCTCATGCTTGCCTTGACCGGGAACCTTGGCCGTCACACGGACATGTTTGACGTCTATAAGACCTTCTCCATGAACCTCGCGGACATGACAGACGACGGTCTTCGCCGCATGGCCGACACCATCAGCCTGAGTGGAACGAGCGAGAGCAGTCTTGTGATCAAGGCTCTGCAAGAGTATCGGGAAGCAGGGAAAGAACTGGCGGGGTCAGGGTTTACCCGCAAAGCCATCGAGCGGTTCGAGGGTGTCCTCCCCTTCCGCACGTTTCTTGAAAACTTCTACTCGAACTCCGACTCTTTCTTCAAGGGCGTGGCGGTCATCTCCGAGCAGAACAAGCTGCTCAAGGCGTTCACCGACGCTGGTGAGCTCATCCCCGGTCGAGACACGACGCTTCGCGGCGTCCCCGACCAGCGGCTGCTCAACGAGCTGCGTATGTCCGGGGTTGCACAGCGCCTTCGCAGTGGGGTTTCGCCGGAACTGTCCTCCATTGAGGTTATCGCGGCGGATGCGGTCAAAGCAATGTTCCCGATCTACAATCGTGTCGGGGCGTTTGTGCAGGGCTTGGACAAGTTCCCGGTCTTCGGCAACTTTATGTCCTTTGCCTCGGAGAACATCCGCAACTCCCTCAACATCCTCGACAGGGGCTTGAAAGAGATGTCCTTCACGGTCTCTCAAACCACTCGGGACGAGATCGGCGAAGCTGCGGCCAAGGCGTTTGAGCAAAACATCAGGGCTCTGGGCTCCCAGCGCCTTCTCTCCTTTGTTTCCGGTGCCGCAATCCTTCCGCAAGCCATGGTCCGCAGCTCGATGGCCTTGACCGGGACGACCCCCGAACAGATGGAGGCCATGTACTCGCAGCTCCCGCCCTACACCAAGGGGCAGGACATTGCGATCCTGAGCAACGATCAAAAGGGTAAGATCGAGTACTACAACCTGAGCTCGATCATGCCGTACTCTTTCGTTGTAGACCCGGCAAAGGCTGCCCTTCGCGCCTACAATCAGGCGGGTGTCCTTGGAAAGAACGAGGCCTCTCAGGTCCTGAGCGGCATCTGGGCAGGTCTCTCGAGCTACGTCGATCCTTTCGCCTCGCAGGCCATGTCAACCGAAAAGTTTATCGACGTGCTGCCCACCGAGAGCGGGGTCGGCCGCGGCGGCAGAACCATGACAGGGTCTCGCGTCTACGTGGAGGCGGACACGCCCGCCAACAAAATCCTGAGCTCGATCTACCACGTCACGGCTCCGTTTATCCCGGGGTATTTCCGGGAGCTGGGTGAGGTTCGAAGCGGCGAGTTCCGCCCGGGCCGCATCACGCGGGCTATGACGGGAACTCCCGGGCCGCAGGGTGAAGAGTACAATCTGTCGTCGGAGTTTGCCGCGTTCGTCACCGGGCTTCGGCCCATGGAGCTGAACCTCCGTCGGGACTTCCAGTTCTCCGGGAACGAGTACGCACCTCGTCGTCAGGAACTGAAGTCGGATGCAATGCGACGCATTAAGGCTCCTGACCGCACGGCTCAGGAGATGCTTGACGGGTGGGAGTACTACCTCGACGGGCTTTACCGGGAGCAGGGACGTCTTTACGCCGACATTCAGGCCGCTCGGGAACTTGGTGTCGATGACCAAACGATCCGCCGCAACCTGATCAAAGAAGCAAACCTTGGAAAGGACGAGGTCAGCGCAATCATGCGTGGGCAGTTCCACCCGGGCATGGCCACATCCGAGATGATGAAAGACATCCGCCGCCAAGAGCGGATGGACGGGCTGAATCGCGTCACCTCGTCAGCTGACATTCCAATCCGTGAGATGAACCAAATGTCGCGGGACAGAGCGCGGACAGAACTTGTCCCTGTCAAGGCTAACGACGAGGCTCAGGAGACCATGCTTCCAAGCGCCGCCCCTGCCCCCTCTCGTCCGGCCGGAAACCGTTTCATGAATCTTGTTCCGGGCGGGGCAGGGAGCCAGTCAACACAAGGGGCGGCACCGCCGCCCCCCGCCTTCGATCCAGTGCCAGCATCGTCGGCACCACAGCTGCCGACAGCACCAGCAAATAGGGCCTCCTTGTCTCCGAGCCTTCTCGGAGGTGACCTCGCATCGCAGATGGCGAATATGGAAATTGCACAGCGTATCTCGGGTCAGTAGTCAAACTTCGGGTTGACCGCCACGGTCAGCCCGTGAGCGCCGAAGAGCTGCACCATCTCGTCGATGTCCCCGAAGACCTCTTCGAAAGCATCCGCGCTGTAGGCGTCGGCAAGGTTGAGGGCATGCGCCATCACCCTCGTCAGCGCCGCAATCTGCATCGGGTCCATGTCCTTGAAACCAATGCACTTTATCTCCTGCTCGTTCATCCGGCCTCTCCCCAATTGTTGCCGAGTTCTTGGTCCACTTTGCTGGGGACTTTGAGGGACAACCCTTCTTCCATGATCTTGGTGATCCGGGCGGCCTGCTCGTCGGTCTCCACGTTGAAGCACAGTTCGTCATGCACCGTGAGGAGTGGGACCAGTCCCTCCTCGTAGCACTGTGCCATGGCGAGTTTGTTCTGATCGGCAGCCGATCCTTGGATCACACGGTTCAGGGCTTTGTAGGTAAACGCCCGTCTCAGGCGACCCATCCCACCGTACTCACGCTGCGCGTCGTCGTACTTCATAGGCTTATTGTATCCGAAGCTGGCGGGTTCCCAAAGATCAAAGCGGCACAGGCGGCCGCCGATTGTGCGAATCTTGCCCTCCCGATCTGCCCGCGTTGAAGCCAGCGTGGCCAGCTTCTTCACGAAGGGCACCTTGTCTTGGTACTCGGCCATCAGGGCCTTGGCCTGCACGTCGGTCAGCCCGAGCTGGTTGGCAAGCTTGCCTACGCCCATGCCGTACATGATGCCGAGGTTGATGGTCTTGGCAGACTTCCGGCTGATGCCAGCCATGTCGGCCACCATCTGGTGCAGGTCGGCGTCGCCCCGGTTGTACTCGTCCACGATGGACAGGACCAAAGGATCGCGCTCCGTCTCGGGATGGCTGGCCGCGAAGTGCACCAAGAGCCGCGGTTCTTGGGACGAGTAGTCGAACGACCCCCACTTGCAGCCGTCCTCCGGGACAAAAAGTCCCCGGATTAATCCTTTGATGTAGGGGTCTCTCGAGGGTATCTGCTGCAGGTTTGGGTTCGAGCTGCTGAAGCGCCCGGTCACGGTGCCGCCGTCGTCGGAGCGGAGCTGGTGCATTTCGCAGTGGATGCGGCCGTTGCTCTGGTAGCGCAGGATCGAGTCGATGAACGTGCTGTCGGCCTTGTCCATCTCGCGCAGGTTGACGAGGGCCTTGGCCACCGGGTGGTCCATGGCCTGCAGGAACTGCTTGGTGAACGACGGCGCTCCGGCCTCGGTCCTTGGGTAGGGTAGGCCGAGGGCATCGAACATCTTCTGCACCGAGGCGGCCGCCCACGGGTCAACCTTGACCCCGGACTCTTTGGCGATCCACGCGGCCAGCTCGTCGGCCTTCTTGCGCAGCTCCTTCTTGGCGATCTCGGCCTTGTCCAGATCGACGCGGACCCCGCGCATCCGCATGTCGATGACGGCCGGGAGCACACGGTGCTCCAGATCGCAGACGGACAGCAGGCTCTGGTCCTCGAGCTGGGGCTTCAGCCGCTCCCACAGCTTAAGCGTCAGCACCGCATCCTGCTCGGCGTAGACGCCCACGTAGCGGGCCGGGAGCTTCCACATCTCGGCCTTCGGATCGATGCCCCACTCTGCGGCTGCACTCTTCAAGACCTTCTCGTCCTTCCGCATGCCCAGATAGTCCTTGCCCAAGAGGTCGAGGCGGTAGGACAGACGGTTCTCGTCCAAGAGCGGGGCGACCAGCATGGTATCGATCACCGGACCTTGGACCGTGATCCCCGAAGCCATGAGCCAGCCCAAGTCGTAGCTGGCGTTGTGCATGATCTTGGTGATGTGCGGCGTCGCAAGCTGCTTCTGCAGCCAGCGGAACACCACCTTCCTGTCGAAGTTCGGACCCTTGGCGTGGGAGATGGGGAAGTAGCCGGAGAAGTCCCCGGCCGCGATGGCGATGCCGATGATCTCGCCATGCTTGGTTGCCCAGCCCGGACCCATGGTGGTCAGGTTCGGGTCCCGCGTTTCGAGGTCGATGGCCATCGTCCTGTTGTTCGTCAGGTCTGGAAACTCGGAGGGCATGAACCACTCGACGTCCGGGTTGGCGAGGTCCATCTTCAGCAGGAAGTCATCCGTGCTGACGTCGAAGCGGTCTTTACTCACAGGCGCATTCCCCGGCGATGGCGGCATAGGCAGCCGCGTCCACATAGTTGTCTTCGTGATAGCCCCCGTTCAGGGAGCGGGCGGCCTTGAGCATGACCATCATCCACGCCGCATCAGAGGCGTCGACCTCGACATGGATTCCGTTCCGCTGGGTCAGGTACGTGCTCCAGAGCTCGGCGATGTTTGTCAGGTTGTCCTTGACAGGGCCGTAAGAGTCCTGCCGATCCCCGCCCGTCACCTCGGCTGCGCGCTTCAAGATTTCGATCCTCTTCTGGTCAGACGACATAGCGGTAGTCCTTGTCTGTGTGCACGAAGCACAGGTGTTTCTTTGCCCGGCTGCCCATGACATAGGCCAGACGGTGTTCGTCGTCGGGGAAGGCGGTGTTGACGCAGGCCTTGGTGGACGACAGATCGACTGCGACGTTGTCCTCCTCCCCACCCTTGGCCGCATGCCCCGTGGACACGGTGATCCGGGGTTCGCCCGAGATGTCCTCGCCCCGGCGCTCGAGGCCCCGGATGTACTCCGCCTCGGTCTCCCCGAGATTCAAGACCCGAAGCGCGTCGAGCTGCTGTGGGGCGATCATGCCCACGGCCGATACTAGATAATCGTAGTCGTAGCGCTCCGTCGGGCTGAGCGCCTCGAGGAGCTTGGTTGATCCGCGCTTCACTGCCGCAGCATCCCCCTGCTTGGGCAGCATCTCATAGAGCGCCTTGATCGTGGCCAGCGGCAGCGCCTCCCCGCGCTGCAGCGCCCGCCACCCCTTGATGGCAGAGGAGACCTTCGGGTCTACGGAGTTGCGGCCGTAGAGCTTGAACATGTAGCCGTCCTTGCGCAGGCGCTGGGCCCAGTCCTGCACGTAGCTGTTGGTGCGGGCCAGCACCATCCACCGCCCGGTCGATAGGTCCAAGTTGCGCGGCCCGATGACCCTGCTCACCGATCCCTCATGCTCGGCCGGATGGAACTCCTTGGGCAGGCGGTCGCGAATGCGGCTGGAGATACCGACGCACGTCTCGTAGACGGGGCGAGGCAGGCGGTAGCTCTGGGAAAGCACCTCGATGTTGCGCGAGCTTTCCATGAAGAGCTTAACCTTGACG